AACTTCAATGAACTCTTTTCTAGGGTCTATAACGAAACCTAATATCTCGTATATATCGCTAGTCTCTACTTCCTCAATAATCCAATTAGCTTTTATACCTTTTGTCTCACTTGAGTATCTTATAGTGTAAACAAATCGACCATAAGATTGTAATTCGTCTCCCTCAAACTTCTCTTCAATGTCTCTAAGGGTTTTAACATTTTTATTTGCCCAAACTGTAGCTTGAACAGAATAAGTGCTTGAAACGCCTCCAAAACCGTCTTGAGTTGAAGATATTGACTTTAACTTAATTCTTTGGTTAAAATCACCTGCCTTTATTTTAGAAATAAAAGCCATATACTATAAATAGCATTTATAAGGTTGTAGTAATATCTCAGAAGCCATTGGAAACGCTCTCTTGCGATCCTCTCTGAAATAATACATATCACTTGCAATTAATTTAATCGCTTGTTTAATCGCATCAGGAATATCACTAGCTGCATCGCCAATACCAGTTTGGAATTGGAAATAATATATTCCGTCAGTTGTTCCGACCAAATCTGATGTATCTATTGCATCAGAAGGTGTGTTAGTCATTATAACCTGACAAGGGTTAGTATTTTGATTTGAGTACCAATTAGTGTTGGCAAACAAAGTGTAAGTATCACCTACAGCAGCTAAATAGTGTAAACCATCGGCAGCATCATCATTTTGTGGATTAAAATTAAACTTACAATCAGGATAATATAAACTAAATTTAGATGGTAAGTCGTTAAACCAAAGTTTGTACTTAGCTGTAATAAAATGTCTATTACAATAGTGTTCAGCCATTTGAGTCGCAGCACTTATATATGTAGCTAACAAAGTGTCTTCATCAGAAGTATCAATTCTAAGTTGAGCCTTTAATTCAGCAGTTGAAACAACTTGAGCATCTTCAACTTCTACTAGCTCTAAATTCCCATATCTGTTTTGACTTGGGTTTAGATAATCGTAGTTGTCAAAGTTATATATATTGTGCAAGTAATCGTGTGGCATCTTATTGTATAGTATTATAAAAGTTAATAAAGGGAAGTCCCGAAGGACTCCCTTTTATAAATATAATTCAGATGTTACGCTGTAAGTGAAGTAGCTTTAACAAATCCTGCACCATCAGAAACACCCCAGTCCATATATTGGTTAAGAACCAATCTAGTCTGACCGTTTACTGCTACAGAATAAGGGTCTACCATAATGTCTAAACCACCGAACATTCCGATGTATAGTTTAGAGAAATCACCGAAGTAGAAGTCACCTGAAACTCCTGCAGATTTAGTACATCCGTTAGTGAAGTAAGCAGGGTAACCATTAATTAAGTTTCCTTGAACACCTGCACTTACAGAAGCTACTTGAGCAGAACGCTTCAATTCAGCCATTAAACCAGGAGAAGCAACATAAGATAAGTTACCTTCTAATCCACCTGCTTCAGCTAAAGCTTGTTCAGCCGATACAAAGTCAGCCATAATAGAAGCGTTTGCCGAGTAAGCTGCCTCAGTAAATGTAGTAGAAGCTGCTGCACCAAGAGATGCAGGTGCACCTGTTACACTTGCTGTAGAGAATATAGCTGCATCCATTTTTTGTCCTACTGCACGACCTAAATCACGAATGATTGCTGCCTCTGCTGCATTTCCGTTTTGCAATAATAATTGCTTAGAGATATTTACATAAGCTGCTAAACGAACTGGATTCAATTCAACTTTTCCGAATTGAGCACCACCATCTGCTGCTGCATCAATCTCACCTTCCCACTCTACTGAAGAAGCTCCAGTTACAGGAATATTAGTGTTAGCTGAAAGACCTGATAAAATGTTTGCACCAACTTTGTCAAACACAGAAGCCTCACGCATAGCATCAGCAAAAGCTAATACATTTGTAGGAGCAATATGAGAACCTGCTACACCACTTACATCTCCTTGAGTTACATTAGCACGTTGCTCTAACATAAATGAAGGAATACCTAATCCATTGATAGTTCTACCTGCACTTCTAGCTTCGTTTTGAGCTTCTTCGTGCATTTCTTTTTCAATACCTGAAAGGTTGTTGTTCATAGAACCTTGAATAGCTTTGAAGAAAGAATACTCACGAACTTCTTTTGGCTCTACTGAAGGAGTAGAAGTTACATTAGAAGCTATCTCAGCGTTCAATTTTTCTTGACGTTCAACTACCTCAATGTCTTTAGCTAGTTTGTCAATGTTATTCATCATACCATCGTATGAAGTTTGCTCGTCAGCACTAAAGTCACGAGACTCTTCCTTTGCCAAGTTTAATAAAGCATCAGCTTTTCCGATAAGCTCTGCTCTGTCTTGACGAATTTCAATCGAATTTTTCATATTCGTTTTTTTAATTTTAATTCGTTACTTAATAAATTTAACTTTGAATCATCAAATGATTCCTCAACCTTTTGCTCCACTTCTTCAACTTGAGGGGTTTCTTCTATAGTCGCTTCTGTTTCAAAAGCTTCTTTAGAACGAAGGGCAACATCTGTGTTGGCATAAGCACCTACACCGACTATAGACACGTCAACAAGTCGACCAATTTTATTAATTTGTCTTCTTGCAACATTTCCATCTTTACTCCACTCATCATCCTCTACTGTAAAAGCAAATGAAGATTCATAAAGTAAACCTCGTTTCATTAATTCTGCTACATCTTTACCAGTTGTTGTATTAGGTAAAGTAGCATCGTATCGTAAACCTCTTTCATCAATAGATAGTTTTAAAGTACCACCCATATTTCTATCCAATATTAAGTTTGGATCGTGATTGAAAGTTAAGATTACATTATCTTCTAAGCGACCATCAAAAGCTCGTTTAGAAATCGTTTCTCTAAAGCCTAAATCTCTACTATCCGTATCGAACAAGGCAGCATAACCACTAACTTTAGTCTCTTTTGAACTCTCGTCCAATCGAACCTCATAGTTACCGTTATATATTCTAGTCTCTTTATTTTCCATAATATAACTATTTTTTTCTTCTTGTTTAGCTATTTCTTTAACCTTTTTCTTAGACCAACTAAATCCTGCGTTTCCTCCCCACAATGCCCAAGCTATTCTCCAAGCTGTTGGTCCACCATCTTTTTCTTTAGCAGAATAGTGCTTACCTTTATTGTTTTCGTGTCGGCTAAAGAAACTAAACATTCTTTTTATGCTTGAGATACTTAAATCACCATTGATTATATCTCTTGCACGAGAAACACCAGTTTGAGTTCCACCTCTACCATACTCTTTTCTCCACTTTAAGCCCTTACGAGCTTCTTCTCTCATTCCATCAGTAGGAGTAGTATTTATATCTTTTAAAGCCATCTAAGCCTCTTATTCGTTGTTATTGTCAGATATAAACTGACGAGCCTCTGAAGCACTCATTAAACTATTTTTAGGGTAAGCTAAACCTTCACCTAAATTTAACAAAGCACTTACCTCACCTTGAAGCCAACTAACCTCTAACTCTACAATGTAATAGTTAGCGTTACCCACCTTTACTTTAGGTACAGAACCAAACTTACTTAAATTATATTCACCTAATTCTTCAAAAGTAGGGTGTAAAACTTCAATTAAATTTCCTTCCTCATCATAAGAAGGTATGCCATATAATGATACTAACTCACTTGGAATCTTGTCCTTGTAAGTAGATGTGTTTAAACAAATATATACGTTACCTCTCATAATTATCTTGATACTTTAACTATTCCTCTGTCGTTCCATAATCTACCTGATGACCTTGGATCAGAAGTTGGTAAGTTATCTGCCATACAAGATGAAGATAAACCATCTGCTTCTGCTGAATCATCAGTACTATTATTTACAGACTTTACTAAAATGTGACAAAATGCTCTTAGCTTTTCAGCAGTAATAGAACCTGAACCAGTAGTTTGAAAAAGCTCTTCAACCATATCAAGTAATTCTGCTCTAGCTCTTTTTTCGTCTTGCGATACTGAAACTTTAGTAAGACTTTGTCTTCTTACTTTTGACTTGTAATTGTTTCTAGTAGATGAATCTGTATAATTTCCTTTAGCCATTTCTATTTATTTTAATTTCCGTAATCTCCTGAGAAGTCATCGCTAAATGATGAACCTACTTTATGTGAAACTTCTCCTACTTTATAGTTTTGTTCTACCTCGTCTGATGATAATGGTCTGTTATAAAAACGAACATCATCTATTTGATTAGATGCAAAAAAACTACCTTTAAGATAATTACTACCAATTACTAAATTGTGTGTTTCATCAATAGTTCCACTAACAGTTGTTTTAATAGGTGAATCTTGATTTATGTATAATTTTAACCCATTAGTTGTATTATCTTCATAACTAACACATACATAAATCCATTGCCCTGAAGCACTAAATGATGTACTATTTACTTGATACTTAGCAACAGAAGTATTAACTGTTGCATATATTATATTGTTTAAAATAGTTGTACCAAAACCTTTGTCTGAAACGTAAGTATTAGCTGCCGTTCCTTTAGTAACTAACCATTGTCTTTCATCACTATTAAGTTTTACCCAAAAATCAACAGAAAAACCACTTGACATATCTAAACTACTATCATCAGCTACCTCAGCATAACCCGATCCATCTAAATTTAAACTATGCTCTCTAAGTCGAACAGAGTTACCTAAGATGTCTTGTGATGGGTTGTTAGGGTTTGCTATTAGAGTAACCACATCTGAACCTATCGTTGGCTTACTCCAATCCATCAAACCAAGTTGAGGTATAGTAGATTGTCTAAGCGACCAAGTTGCACCATTTATAGTGCCAACGCTTACTTCTTTTATTGATATATAATCTACTGAAAACTCGCAATCCCCAACACCATATAAATAAAGAGTAGGATTTGTTACACTAGAGGTAACTGTATAGCTATATACACCATTCGCTCCTAATGAGGCTATAACTTGACCTGCCCCAAATTGTGGTTGAAAACTTCCTGAAACATAATCACTAATCTGAAAACTTACAAAATATTTTTTACCATTTGTTACTGGAAGTGAATTTTGATTTAAGTGAGTGGTTGTGCCGTTGTCTACTTTAGCTTTTCCATTAACTGTATCAATAGTCCAACCAGCACTTGTATTCCAACTACCACTCGAATTGAAATCCCCATTAGTAACTAATTCTGAACCTGAAACGGCACTATTGTAAGCGAAACTACCTGCTCCCTCGCTCAAATGCCAATAGCCTTTTAGATTAGATAAGGCAATACTTGAAGCAGAATTATCTGTTACAAGGTGCTGAGGATTTTCGTAGTCAAAGGTTACATCGGCTTGAGTCCAAGCTACATCGTAGAGTTGAACATCTGATAGTTTTGCAGGTAGGAATCTATCTGAATTAAACTGACCAATATAACTTGCTGATGCTGTGGTTGAAATAGCAGGGGTAGTTTCAGAACCTATTAAAGTTCCATCTATATATAATTTTGTTGTTGTGCCTGAAATTGTAACAACAAATCTTTGATATTTACCTGAGGGGTCAGATAAGCTAGTAAACTGAGCAGGAAAAGCATCAATATTAGGATAAATCTGCATTTCATTATTGTCGTGAAACCATACATTTGACTTACCATATCTTATTACTGCTTTATCTGATGTGCTACTTGTTAATGTAGGATTACACCAAAAAGCAAAAGTAGCAGCAGAAGTATTAGGCATTGATTGTGAGCCTAAATCTACATAATCATTAACCCCATCAAAGCTAAGTACCTTTCCTGTGTATAAAGTAGCGTTGTTTGAATTACCCGATGTGTCAGGGGCGATTTGAGTTACTTCTTGTACTGATACATTATCGACTGAGCCTACAAAATTTAAAGATTGAAAAACTACATCCCCCGTTGAACCATCCCATTTTGTAAAATAGGTATAAGTATTATTACCTGTAACATTTATCGCAGTTGAACCATTACCTTTAAGGAAATTTAAAGTCCCCGAAGTAGAACCACTTACTGTAAATTCTATTTTATACGTTGATGTTAAATTTACTATACCATCTTGACGAAAATAAGAAACAGATTGTGTTCCATCAGAATTAGCTTTACCACTTGATATAGTCCAACCCGTTCCTTTAGTCCAATCGCTATCCGTAGCAAAATTACCATTAACCACCAATTCCTCCCCAAGTACATCACTCCTCTCGAAAGGAAGCCACATCTTTAGCCTATCAGTAACTATACCAAGTACATTTCGGATTGATCCGATTATATTTTTTATTGTTATTAGCATTAAAGCTATTTAGTATATTAAAATAAAACCTGAACTTGCATCAGTTCCTGTAGCCCAAAGTCTTTTTATTTGAATTGGTAGGAAAGTTCCGTTAGGTACATTTGTAAACGTAACTTCATTTCCTGATACAGTAGTTACTTTAACACTACCACCTGTACCACAATATAATACTGCTCCAGGTGTTGTAATATCTGAGTCAGCAGGAGTGTGTTCTATTGCTCTTACTCCTTGCTCATATACTCTATTAGTAGGTTCAAAACTCATTTTTGTAAAATTATTCGTTAGTTATTTCTTCTCTTGTTGTACCTTCACCTAATTTATCTAAAGGCATCATATTACTTTGCATATAAACACTTTCACTTGGTCCACCCATTGAGTTCATATCTTCAAAAGCTCTAACCTCATCAGGTGATATAACACCAATGTTTACAAGTGTTCTATAGTAGTCTGCTCTCGACTTAGAGTCACCTCTTAGAAGGGCAGTTAAATTAAATTTAAAGTATTGTTTACCTTTTTGTTTTACAGGTATTAATTTTTGATTAAGTGCCATCTCAATACGCTTAACCCAAGGAGTGATAGTGTGTACCACAAAGTCTATTTGCTGTTCCGAGATATTAGAGTAAGTGGCGTGACTTAATTCATTCACCAGATGGTTAGGTACTCTAAATAAACGACAAATGTCACTAATTTGATATTGTCTAGTCTCTAAGAATTGTGCCTGATTGTTCGGGATCTGTCGAGAAGTGAATTTCATTCCTTCTTCTAAAATTGCAGTTTTACCTGCGTTGATAGAACCACTATAAGTTTGATTCCAACTAGCTCGTAATCTCTTAGCAGTCTCAGGCTTTAATGTTCCTGGATGTTCGAGGATTCCCCCGATAGAGGCTCCATTTTTGAAGAAAGAACCTGCAAATTGTTCGATAGATAAAGATATACCTAAAGATTCTGCTGCACTCTGTATCGGTGACTTACCCATAACTCCATCACAAGATAATCCCTTAATGTGGATCATATTCTCTGAAGTTACTTTACCAGTAATAGGGTAAGGTATTTGTTCGTTTTGTTCTATTTCATAATAAACTTCTCTACCATCAGGCGATACATAGACACTTACATCATCACATTGGATAGGGATTATTTGAGTAGGTAGACCGCCATTGTTTCTTTCAATGTAAGCAAAGAAATTT